TACCTAAGGTATCCTAGCAAATGGGAGACCATGGACGCCAACATCAAAAAATTGTTAGATTTAGGAGATAACATTTCCGTAGCACCTACTCCAGTTATACAGACTACTAACCTCAACAAATGCGTAGAGTTGTTTGAATACTTTGAGTCCTACAACAGAGAAGCTAAAAGAAGATTGATACGCATTCAGCCTATCAATCTAACTGGACCCGAACATCTAAATCTGCTGTATCTTCCTTCGGAGTTCAAGATGAAATGCTGGGAGAAGATTCAGCAATGGGTAGACACGAAATGTGAGTATCAACCTGATAGTTTTCACGAAATCATCAATGGCATAAAAGCAAAATGCAATACGCAGGTTGACGAGGCTGAGAGCAAACACCAACTGAGTAATTATAAGGAATTCAATTCTCTGTTTGATTCGCACAGAAAAGTAAAGCTTTCAGACATCAATCCTGAATTAGACATGGAAATTAACAAGATACTTGCATGATGTTCTCAAAGATACCTCACTTCGGTCTTAAGAGACAGACTGAGAACCTTAAGGCTGAGTTATTAGATGCTACCTATGAGGCTATGAAGGAGGGGCAGTTTGTTGAAGGTCCCTTCACTGAAAAGTTTGAACGCTGGCTTATAAAAAAAACTGGATGTGATTACGCAACAGTAGTCCATAGCGGAACGCAGGCACTTGAGTTCATTGCTAGAAGCATAGCAGAAGCGGTCCAGCGTGAAAAAAAGATCCTGATTCCTAATATAACCTATCCTGCAACACTCAATGCATTTTTGAACGCTGGCTGGGAAGTAGAGTTAGTGGACACTGATAAAAATGGTCTGCTACCGTTGTCACAAATAGAAGTTCCGGCTACTTCCTGTTATGTAGGACTCTATGGTGCCCCTGCTTCAGTGAGGCAATGGTCAGGAACGATAACAGATGGTGCTCAACATTGGTTAGTCGCTGATGGTAACATCGGTGAGGCCATGGCTATCAGTTTTGATCCTACAAAGAATCTACCTGCAACAGGTAACGGCGGCGCCGTCGTGACAAACAACTTATATATTCATGACTTCATAAAAAATTATAAAAATAACGGTAAAGGGAAAAGTTTTTTTACCACTGGTACTAACAGCAAGATGAGCGAGCTGGATTGCGCCCATCTGCTGGTGAGAGCAAACTACATAGATCAATGGCAAGAAAGACGCAAGCAGATCAGATTGTATTATATAGAGGCATTCAAGGATCTACCGATACGATGCCTGAGCGAAGGTTTTGATAAACATGCGGATCAGAAATTTGTGATATACACTGATCAACAGAAGAAGTTGCATTACGATTTGAACCATAATGGAATAGAAACAAAGATACATTATGATCAGCCGTTGAGCGAATTACCCATCGCAAAGGACCTAGTTAAACCAGACATGATGAGTGTAAGCACTATGTTATCTAGGGGCGTGTTGAGTCTTCCTATCTATCCAGAACTCACTGACAATGAAGTAGAATACATTGCAGATAAGGTAAAATTATTTTTTGCTAAATAAGAGTAGAATGTGGCTATTATCATTATTTCCGAGCTTTATGGCTCATTTGGTATTATCAGCAGGAATCATCATCCTGTTGTCATCATTCGTCGTGGGGTTAGTTCCCATTGTCAATGCATATAAAATACCGACATTACTGGTAGGCATCGTCATATCATCATATGGTTTTTGGCTAGAGGGAGGTCTCGCTTACAAGCAAAAAACGGACCTCCAAATAGCACAACTAGAGATACAGCTAGCGAAAGCCCAAGCAGATGCAGCGACTGCTAGTGCTAAAACAGAGACGGTGGTCACCCATGATATTCAAGTCATCCATGACAAGGGCGATGCTATCATCAAGTACATCCAAGGTCCTGATGTCATCAAGTACGACACCACCTGCATTATACCAAAAGAGATCGTGGCCGCACACAATGCTGCTGCGACACTGACTACGGTGCCTGCAAAATGAGGAAGATTCTTATCCTATGTTCGGTGTTGTTGAGCGGATGCGCCCATGTAGTCCCGGTATCCGCATCTTTTCCAACACCACCGGATGTGCTATTACAAGGATGTGATGATCTTGATATCCTACAGCCCGACCCTAAATTAAGTGATCTCATGACAGTGGTCGTTGAAAACTATACGAAATATCACACATGTAAAGAGAAGAATGCTGCATGGGCAGATTGGTATAATACGCAGAAATCTATATATGATTTCTCAATAAAAAAGTAGTTATAAATTGGCGCCCCGTTTGATAAATACTATATAAACGGAAGAGTGTTATATGTCAGCAACACAACAAATTATCAACATCGGAGCACTTCCAAATGATGGACAAGGTGATCCATTACGCATAGCCTTCGGGAAGATAAATAATAACTTCTCAAATCTTTTTGCTACATTTACTAATACCAGTACTTCCTACACTAATGGTAATGCACCGGGACAAATAATCTTCCAAGCACCTGCAAACGAATTTACCCAAGCTGTTTTTTATATCCAATCTTCCGATACGATAAACAATGATAGCCAGTCTTTGTCTATCCTATCACAACTTAACACCCAGCAGACACTTGTAAACTTTACTGCTACTGGCTTTACTTATTTTGGTAACTGCCTGGCAACTTTTGATATGGCTGTAGTAGGTGGAAACGTCGTTATTCTATGTAATCCGTTAGTAAGCGACACTATACTACACTTCATTGGATCACAGATCATGTATGTAGGTGAAATGGTCGAAGGACAAGAACTAGCATTAGATGGCTATGCGAACTCAGTAATGGCTACAGAAAATAATAACAACATCACCACAGAAACGTAAAATGAGAGCAAGGGAATTTATCACAGAAGTCGCTATGGGACATACCGGCAGCATACAACAAGATGTTGCCTTAGCCCTACCTGGCGCATGGAAAATTCCTGCACTTGCTAATCAAGATCCTTATCTACAATATCGTTTTGGTATGGCGATTGCCGGCGCCAAAGGTGCTAAGATGAGGCATCAAGACGGTGTTCCCAAATTTGAACCAGATAATGTGTTCGGTGAAAACGAGATCGTCGTGAGTTATGATCCGGCTACAGGCGAATACATCCGGGACGCATTGACAGCAATGGGTTTACCTCCCGGTGATGCTATACAGATTGCGACTATGGCAAGCGTAGAGACTCCGGATGTAGACAAATCAAGTCCAGTAAGGGCATTCAAGGGTTATCCACGATGAGAGCCCATGAGTTCATCTTTGAGACATTTGAGCGGGGTAAAAAACACCCTGATGATTCCTTCACCAATGCCCATCCAGGTACTATCGGTCCTTCTGGTAGAGAAGAGATGTATGTGAGTAGATATTATGACTTCTATAGGATAAGTAATCTCACTGGACTATCACCTGAAGACCTAAAGAAGACTGATCTGATGTCGTATCTAGGAAATCTTCCTATGTATTCTGCATATACTGATGCAGAATACGATAAGTTAAAGAATGTATTGACTGCATTAGGTCTACCCCATAAGGATTATATTCCAAGGGGCAGTAAAGAAGTTGACGATGTTCATAAGACTAGTCCGGTAAAAGCCTTTAAAGGATACAAGAAGTAGTATGTGCGTAATCATTGCCAAATATTTTGAGAAACAAGGGTGGGTCGGCGTAAAGAACCGAGATAGAAATTATGTGCCTGAGATCACCTTCAAGGCAATTGAACATGATGGTTTAGAAAGATTACTGTTTGAAGATAAGGTCACTGGTTATAAAGAAGGACTCAATAGTCACGGAGTATCTATCCTAAGTGCAAGTCTCATGGTTCAAGATGATGAGAAAGAACTGTCAACAAAGAATTCAAAAAGGAAGAGTCCTGATGGCATCAAGATATCAGACGCCTTGAAGGAAGACACTGCGATGCTCGCTGTTAAAAGAGCGATACATAATGAATTGACTGGAAATAGCATCATCTACGATAGGGATAATCTATTCTTGCTAGAAGGTTGCAAAAAAGATGATGTATATCATCGTGTCTGCAAGAAAATAGGACGAGATCAAGTCGTTGCTAGAACTAACCATGGTGTTTGGTTACCTTGGGCAGGATACCAACGCACACCGGATGATGATGCACAGACACTCAGCAGGATCAGCAGTGAATCAAGGCGCCTGCAAGCACAGAATGTCGTAGAGAATGCAGAAGATCCGATGGAAATGGTAGATGGCATGTGTCAGGTCTACCTTGATAATCCGCAACTTAATATCATGCGTACAAGCACAGAACGCAAGAAGATGCGAACGACTGCCCAAGAGATGATCATTCCAAGCGAGAGAACATTGTATTGTCGTCCAATCTCAAGTCATATTGAGTTTGACTTCTGGAATCTCAATAAACCAGACAGAAATTGCTGGGTAGAGATCCTTAGTAATCGTGCATTATGGCAAGATACTAAAGGTGATCCGCCCTTTGGTTCTAATGGCATGAAGCACAGTACTTGATAAATACACTATAAGGAAATTGACATGAGAGCTTGGGAATTCTTGACTGAGGATGATTTAGGGGCACAACCTAAACAATTTCCTGATGGGCAACTAGATGCAATGCCAGGACCTATCAGTATGCCTGATATCAGCATGAATAAAGCTAATGGTAGTGCCTATGCTCAGTGGAGATTCAGTGTCGCTATGGCTGGGGCTCCTGACTATCCTACTCCTCCGGTAGGTCCAATGGCGGGCGATCCCTTGCTGTCTACCTATACTGATGTAGAACTTCAAATTGTCAATGCTGCTGCTAAGATGGTTGGTGCGGGCAGGATTACAAAATTAGCCAGCAATAGAAGCACTGAACTCTCTAATACTCAAAAAGTGAGTCCTTTAAAAGGATTTAAAGGCTACAAGAAAAAATAATTTAACGATAAGTAAGTCATATAAATATTTGCATGACAACACTCGTAGATATCAACCAAACCTTAGACCTCATTAAATTAAAATTTTATAACGAATGGATTTACACCGAACATATCCAATCTGAAGGACCTAGTCAATTCCATCAGCAGTTGACCAAACAGATGATAGAAACTTATGTCGATCCCATCAATCTTCCTAAAGATGCACACATCCTTGATCTTGGTTGCGGTCCCGGATACTTTCTAGATGGTATGAAGGAACGCGGGTATACGAATGTTACTGGGGTGACATTAAGTCCCGAAGATAAAGAAGTCTGCGAGGGCAACGGGCATAGGGTCAAGAGTTATGATCTATCATTCTTTCCTCAGAAAGACGGATACTATGATGAATCAGTAGACTTCATCTTCCTGCGTCATGCACTTGAACATTCTCCTTATCCTATGTTCTCGTTGATGGAATACAATCGTATCCTGAAGCAAGGTGCAAAAATTTACATTGAAGTGCCGGCTCCGGATTGCGACCGCCCGCATGAATTCAATCTCAATCACTATAGTATTTTTGGTGCTACACAGTTAGGTGCATTGATTGTTCGTGCTGGATTCAACATTGATACGTTCAATGATATCGTGTTTGACCTAAAGATGCCTCCTAAAGAACCGGATCAGGAAGAACAAGTATTTAAAGAAAAGTACTTCTGTATAGTTGCAACAAAAACTAAACCATTGGATATCAAGTAATAAAGGCCGGGCTTAGGCTAGGTCTTTTGTTATGTATGATAAATACATAATAAAGGACTCAAAGAACATGGCGTCATATGTTTATACCGCAAATTCTTCCCCGCAATCATCTGCGAATGTAGCAACTGATAAGGTTAGGATCGCGACAACTACCTCGGCTATTCAATTTGTAGCGAGTTATCCAAATGTTGCTGGCACTGGTACCGCAACTGCGAATACATCTTCACCTATAGTCACTGGTTCTGGAACTGCATTCTTGACTCAATTAGGCATAGGATATTGGGTCGGAAATGCGACCGGAACAACTGTAGGAATAGTTCATAGCATCGCGAATAACACGAGTTTGACGCTCACTGCTAATGCTGGTGTGGCATTATCTAGTGCTGGAATCACGATCAATCCACACGGTGTTCCGTATCAAGTCGCAACCGCGAATAGCACGATCATTCCTGCAAACTCAGTCAATAATAGCGTCATTGTAGGACAAGGTAATATCGTATCTTTCCTGAATGTCGCAGGATCCGCTGCCGCATTCTCAATTACTGAATTAGGTATGCCTCACGCTGACACTGGTACAAGCGGAGTATTACCTACACCTTCTAACGGTGGACCTTCAACATAAAGAAGTAGTGTATCCTCACTAATATAATTTCATGTCAAACACACCCACGCTAATCAAAACCCCATATAAGAAAACTAACTTCAAGACAGACAAAGAACTGCAAGACTTCATAAGGTGTTGCGATCCTAATACAGGATATTTGTATTTTATGGATAACTTCTTTGTGATTCAGCATCCTACTAAGGGAAGTATGAACTATCATCCATGGGAGTATCAAGAGCGACTAATCGACACTTATCATAACTATCGTTTCTCTATAGCACTGATGCCTCGTCAGTCAGGTAAATCTACTTCTGCTGCTGGGTACTTGCTCTGGTATGCAATGTTCAATCCTGACTCTACTATCCTTATTGCAGCACACAAGTATACTGGCGCACAAGAGATTATGCAGCGTATTCGCTATGCATATGAAAATTGCCCCGATCACATTAAAGCAGGGGTCACGACATATAATAAGGGTTCGCTTGACTTTGAGAATGGTTCACGTATCGTATCTGCTACAACAACTGAAAATACTGGTCGTGGTATGTCTATCACGCTCCTGTATCTTGACGAGTTCGCATTTGTGCGTCCATCAATCGCTACTGAATTCTGGACATCTATCACTCCTACGCTAGCAACTGGTGGTAAAGCGATCATTACTTCTACTCCAAACTCGGATGAAGATCAGTTTGCTCTTATATGGAAGATGGCTAACAAGACTGAAGATGAATTCGGCAACACGACTGCGTTAGGCACCAATGGCTTCAAGGCTTATCGTGCATACTGGCGTGAACAGCCTGGTCGTGATGATAAGTGGGCAGACGAGATGCGCGCCCAATTGGGCGATGATCGTTTCAATCGTGAGATTGGGTGCCTCGCGCACAATTCTATCGTTAAAATAAAAGATTCTTTAGGTAATATATCAGAAATAACAGTAGAAAACTTACAAAAAATGCTATCCAAAGATAAATAAGTCAGTGACAACTAATTTAACTGAGAAATATATGGGTAAAGCAATTTATGTAAAATCAAAAATAGACGGTAATGAGTACTGCAAGACCAATGGGCAATTCACCAGACACCTGAAAAAGCACCAACTAACATACCAAACTTATTATGAAAAATATGTAACCAAAATTGAGATGAAATGCCAGTGCGGCAAACCAATGACCTTCTATCAGCAAACCGAAACATACGCAAGTAGCTGTGGTGATTCTATATGTATTGGTAAACTAATTTCAGTTACTAAGAAAAATTGGACAGTTGAACAAAAACAACAAGATTCGGATAGCAAGAAAAAATCCGCTGCATCAAGAACGACTGAAGAAAAAGTTCAGCGCCGTAATAGATTGGTGCAAACTAATCAACAGAAGTACGGAGTAGATTTTACTACTCAATCATCTCAAATGATGGACAAGTCTAAGGTTACGAAAAAAGAAAGATACGGAGATGAAAACTATTCAAATCCCAAAAAAACTAGCGACTCTTGGCAGGCAAAAACCTCAGCAGAGTTAAACATCATCGCTGAGAAAAAGCGCACCACTTGTGTAGAAAAGTATGGAGTATCTAACCCATTTTTTCTACCAAATGTTCGCAAAAGGTCAGCCGTTGCTAATAGTATTGGTAGAGAATTCACGCTGTCGTCCGGTAAAATTATCAGAGTGCGCGGATACGAAGATGCGGCTATTGTTAAATTATTAAAAGATTACAGTGAAAGTGAATTGGTGTTGGATGACACATTAGTTAAATATAATTTGCCAATATTTACTTATATTGATAATAGAAGGCATATATTAAAATATTATCCAGATATCTTTATTCCGAAAGAAAATAAAATAATAGAAGTAAAGGGAAGATGGTGGTGGGATGGAAACGGAATACATAAGCATAAATCAAGATTGTCCAATAATTTGAAAAAACGCAAAGCAGTATTAAATGCTGGATATCAATACGAAGTTTGGTTATTTGAAGATAGAAAAAATTACAGAGTACTAAAAGATGACACAGACTTTGATCCCGAATAATTTAGGGCTAGAAATATTAACTGATTCTGGTTGGGAACCATTTGACGGTATAGTCAATAAGGGAGTTAAACATACTATAACAGTAGCATTAAAAAATACTACTATCACTCTTACACCCGATCATATGGTATTTCTAGATAATCTAGAAAAAATATCTGCTGAACTACTTAAAGTAGGTGATCTTGTTTGTACCTTATCAGGACCACAGGAAGTAGTATCTATCAATGAAAATTGTTTGGAAATAGTATATGATCTGCTTAATGTAGGAGATAATCATAGATTCTATGCTAATGATATACTGTGTTCCAATTGCGAATTTATTATCGCAGACGAGACATTGATTAATCCAAATACATTGTTGATGCTTAATGGCACTGAACCAACACATCGCATGGGGCAGATTCGCTGGTATAAACAGCCTGAGAAGGGTAAACTGTATGTCGTAGCACTTGATCCATCGCTGGGTACAGGCGGCGACCCTGCTGCTATTCAGGTATTTGAGGCGAGTACAACTACGCAGATAGGTGAATGGAAGCACAATAAGACTGACATACCTAGCCAGATCAAGTTACTCGCAGAGATCACCAAATATATCGCCGATATTACCGGCGAACCTAACAATATCTATTACTCCGTAGAAAATAACTCTATCGGAGAAGCGTCACTCATCTCACTCGCAGAGTATGGTGAATCAAACATCCAGGGCATCTTCATGAGTGAGCCAGGAAAGAAACGCAAAGGATTCACGACTACTAACAAACCGAAGTTAGCAGCCTGTGCTAAATTCAAAACACTATTAGAATCAAAGAAGATGACTATTCATAGTCGTTCACTGATCAGCGAACTCAAGGCCTTCGTCGCTCACGGCGGTAGCTATGCAGCTAAAGTAGGGGATCATGATGATTTGGTTATGGCTTCTCTGCTAGCAGTCCGGATCATGACCCAACTTGCAGACTATCATAGTGATCTAGAGAGCCAAATCAGAGACCATGACGATATCGTTATGCCACTCCCCTTCTTTGCTGTCTTTAATTGATTTAGTATAAATACTATTATGGCATTAGATAACGAGAGCTTCAACAAAGACCTATACGATCTTCTAAAGGTTAGAGGATATCATCCTGTACCACTAGATTCTAAAAATCAAAGAGTAAATGCTCCTCAGGAAGCAGATGTCATTCAGTTTGTCTTCACCAAAGATGGAAAAGAATACGGCAAGTGCTGGATCAGTATAGATAAGGCGAAAAGAATCACCTTATATTATGACAATGAACAAGAAGATAGCCCTAATGATGTGACGCCTGGAGTAGAATACGATGACACTTGGACAGGTCTGCTAAAGAATCTCAAGAAATGGGCGATGAGAAGACAACTAGACTTTGATCTAGAAAACAAAGACCGTCTCGGCGACGACATGCGACAAAGGGAACACTACAAGATGAAAGAGAAACTTGGCGAAGGCTACCATTCAATGGGCAAGAAAGCCAGTTATAATGATGGCGTGCCTAATGTAAAGATCGTGCTACAGCACACCCGTCAGATTGAAGAAGGGGAGCAAAGATTCCGGAATGTCGCCCGCATCTTTGTTGAAAATACAGACGGTGAGAGATTCTTACTCCCGACTACTCGTCCAGGCATCGCAAGAGTCTATGCTAGACATATCGCAGAAGGTGGTACACCATACGATGAGCGCGGAAAGCATATTACATCTCTCGTAGAAGAATATAACCAGATGGCAGGCTTCGTCCGTGCTACCCGTAACGGTCAGTTCAACGAATCAACACAATCACTTGTGAACGAGGGCATTAATCATTATAACAATCTCCGCGAAACACTCAGTAAAATGACAGGTCTCCGTGGATACAACAATTATTTTGAATCCTGGACTCCTGCTCTCATGGAAGATGACGGAGACAACTCTGCTATCAATGAACTATTCGTACAAGAGACTCTAGATCCTCGCATTGAATCAGTCATGCCTATCCTATCTCGCCTTCACAAGAAGGTAAACGAGATGCAAGAAGTAAATGAGTTGGCTTCTTGGGCTGACTCCATTGCTAACAATCATCTTGAAGAAGCTTTAAACGACGCTGTTCCGGAACCGTATAAGAAAGCTGAAATGCAAGATTATAAGACGCAAAGAAAGCAGTCTTTAGCTACAAACAATCCTGATCTTGCGAAGGATGAAAAATTAGGCGAAGAGGCAGAGCAAGAGTACATTATAGTTTCTGCTAGTAAACCTGAAGGTATAAAAGTAAGGGCTAGTAGTGAGGAAGAAGCGTTAAAAAAGGGTGCTAGCATATTGGGCGTGACTATTACGCAAGTTGCGGTGCAACCAGCAGGAACCACGACTAGTAAATCTAAATCTTTATACGATCCTTCTTCTGCGAATGATCCTTTAGAAAGAGCTAAACTAAAAGCACATAATAAGAAAAAGTCATCTAGTAACTTTTGGAAAAGTGTTTTAAATCTTCCTGAAGGCGAGGAAAACAAAGAAGAAACACATGATGATCGGCACGGCGGCCCCTATGACCGCGGACAGATGGACAGCTACTATGGTAGGGGATACCAACCTCACTACTACGTAGGTGCTACTCAACAATCTGAACGGGTTGAAAAGGAAAATATGACCCCTGAAGAGATCAAAGCATACAAAGCGGGATACAACAATAACGAAGAACAAGGTGACTTCAAGCAATGGAATGAGGACAAGGATAACGGTCATACCGAAGAAGAAAACGATATGGCTCAAGATAATCTTCGCAAGATGGCAAAGGCTTCTGGTAAGTTGGAAAAGAATGTCAAGAAGATGGGTGATAAGAATAGCCTAGAACCTTGGCAACAACAACTGATCGCCACCGCAGCCGATAAGGTGGATGCTGTATATCACAGTAAAGATGACGATGAACTTGATGAAGAGTTAGAACCTTGGATGGGTAAGGACCTTGAAACTCCTGCGTATCTTCGTAAGAAAGAATATGAACTCAATAAAAGGGATGCAGAAGGAGGCGGCCCTGGTCTTCGTAGAGTCAAGAATGATCCAGACGAAGAGATTGACGAAGATTTGGATGCTAATCAAAAGCGTGTAGGTCAACTTGGTCCAACTGAAAAAGTAGGTCCTAAAGGTGCAGTAGGCAAACTTGTAGGTGCTAATGAGAGCGTTGATTCAGAATTAGCAAGAATCAGAAAACTCTCGGGACTCTAATCCTACATTATATACTTGTATGAGATTAGTATTCTGTCTACCGGGCGATTCCTTCAGCAAGAACTGGCTATGTGCTTGGAATGATACCATCAGATGGCTTTATAAGAACAACATTGACTACGTGACGGTCAATGCATATTCTCCTATAATCTATAATTGCCGTAATTGGTTATTAGGTGCCAAAGGTCCTGCTCCAAAATCCTTCAAGCCGTTCAATGGAATGATAGATTACGATTGGATCATATGGATTGATGGCGATGTTATATGGAAGCCTGAGGATTTGGAACGATTGATAAGTAACAATGATCATAAGATTGTTACCGGATTCTATATACAACATGACAACAATAGTTATGCCCAAGCAATCTCCTTTAGGGTAGAAGAGGTTGATAACAATACCCATCTGCATTGGATTGAAAGAGAACAATTAGATATCAATAGTAATCGTATCAGATTAGGAGCGAGTGGCATGGGATTCATGGCAGTCAAGGCAGGAGTGTTTGAGGCATTAGAATGTCCTTGGTTCAATCCCATTCCACATGAATACGAGAATACTTACCTATCTGAAGATGTTGGATTCTGCTATAAAGCACAACTGTTAGGATATACCATCTGGGGAGATCCAAAGATTCAAGTGAGACATGAAAAAACATGGATGTTGAGCGGTGATACTGCTGCTGGGTATAAGCCTGAATCATTGATATTAAATCTGGATCCAATACGATGATGCATCCTCCTAAATTCTTATTCTTAGATACGAATCTACAATGTAATCTTAAATGCAAAACCTGCATGTATTGGACAAGGGATGAGATTGTCCAGCCTTCTCATATAACAGTTGAACAACGCAACGAGATAATCAATGAGTTCTATCAATTGAATCCAAATGGTTCTGTTGTCATATGCGGAGGCGAAGCGATGATGAACCCTGAACGATATTGGCCTATCACAAGACAATGCCGATCTTTAGGATTAGGATGTCTGTCAGTCATGAACGGTACGATGGTGACCGATCTAAGCGTAGCAAAGAGATTGATCACGGAAGGTCCAACTGAGATCACGATATCACTAAACAGTTATAGACCTGAGGTCCATGATTCCTCTAGGGGTGTTGTGGGATCATTCGCCGCAGCAACAAATGCGATCAGATTGCTACTAGAAGCAAGGACGATATTAAACAAAAAAACACCTATCTATGCGATGTCTGTCATGTATGAAGATAACTATCGGGACTTAGATCAGTTCTATGACTTCGTGTTGAATGATCTAAAGGCTGACAAGTTAAAACTCAATTGGTTGCAGCCCGTATTTGGTACACTGATAGATAAACAAGGTAAGAATAGGTCTGATAAGTTCTACGAGAACAATGTCATACGGGATCATGTTGGGCTGAAAAAGATACTACATGATTGTAACGAGAAATATAAACTAGGGTTAGATCCTGAATATATTGACACTGTAGAGATGTATCATGACAGTGTTCACAACAACCAAGATGCCCTATTAGGATGGGATGGCAGCGGTACCACAAAACTCATCTGTAATAGTTTCAACAGGAACA